AACAACAGGTCAAGGAACTAACTCAATTTCAGTGAACTGGTCGGCAGCAGCACCAGGATTAATACCAAATGGTGTATCTGTAACCTATTCTTCACCTCCACCAGCTAACTGTCCCGCAACACCAGTCAATTTAAATGTATTAATATACCAAGTTATACCAACAATTACAGCTTTAGGACCATTCTGTGAGTCAGATCCTTGTGTAAACCTTGTAGGAACACCTGCTGGAGGTACTTGGTCTGGTACTGGAGTAGTTGGTAATCAATTTTGTCCAGATAATGTAACAAATGGAACAAACGCCACATCAACTGTTACATATACTGTAGGCTCTGCTGGTTGTACTTTCTCAACTTCTGTTGTTGTACCAGTATATGGTACACCAACATTATCACCTATACAACATAATTAATGAAATTATTACTATTTGTATATGTTTTATGTCTTTCTCTAGTCACTTATAGTCAACATGTGTTTGAATTATGTGAAGGAGAAAGTAAAACAGTCACATACACCTCAAATTACGGTGGTGATGGTGTAAATACGTGGACTGTAAATGGAATTGTGTATAATAGTGAAGATTTAACATATACTTTTAACCAAACTGGTACATATAATATAGTATTAAGACGTGAAAATGTCGTTTGTTATGTTGAAGAATCAATACAAGTAGTTGTTACAGAATGTCCAGGTGTTGTTTACTGGGTTCCAAACTGCTTTACACCAGATGGAAATGAACATAATCAACTATATGGGCCAGTTATGGTCAGTGGATATGATATAAATGGGTTTGAATTCCTTATTTTTAACCGTTGGGGTCAAATTGTATGGGAATCAACCAATCCGAACGGTCGTTGGGACGGTACATACAACAATAAAATGTGCACAGAAGGGGTTTATACGTGGAAATTAACGTTCAATGTCTTTGGAAACGATGAAAAGATACTAAATCACGGTCATTTAACCTTAATTAGGTAAAAAATACTAAATTTTTACAAAAAATCGTCATTTTCTGTGTTTATTTCTTGGATTTTAAGAATTTTAACGTTTTTTCCCTTGTTTTTAACCGTAATTTCCATTTCATTAGGGTAAAGTATGTTATTTTTAATAGTTTCTTCAATATTTACCTCATTTTTTGGTATTTCAGCCGTAATTAGGTAATATTTTTCACCACATCCAGTACAAAATGAGTGATTTGACAGTAATTCTACCCTATTTTTACTAAAATGTGACCCAATTTCGTCTAAATTAATGTCTTTTTTGTCATTTACGACCAAAATTCGGTATCCTTTTTGGGTTTTTGGTATGTTTTTAGCCCATTTTAGGTAGTATTCTACTTCATTTTCAGCCTCTTTTTGGCTAAAATCCATTGTTTTTAGGGTCGAAATAATAGTTTTTTTGTTAATTATTTCACTTAAAATGGGTAAAATCCTCATATATATAAATACTTTAATTAACCCTTTTTCTTGGGGTACTTGATTTCTACTTCATATGGACCAGTATTTGTCTTATAATTGTCGTACTTCCAGATCATAACACAATCATCAAGAGTAATTGTCCTTTCAAATACCTTACGTTCTACTTGTTTTTTAACTTTTTTATCACTCATAGGATACAAATATAGTAATAATTAACTAAAAAAATAAACCCCTCTTGTAGGAGGGGAGTAAAAAACTTGATAAAATGTTATTCTGGGGATTCTTTATCGTCTTCTTTAAAGAAATTTGTAAGAAATTTACCAACAACACCAAATATAATTGATGATACAATCATAATTTTAATTTCTTGTGTTGTAAAAATCTCTTTTAAAGTATCATATTGCCAAACACCACCAACTGCAACAATTGCGGCGGCTGCCAATAATCCATCCCCAAGTTTTCTCCACTTTTTTGGTGTGGGTTTCCAGTAATGTTTCATCATAATTGTTTTTATATAAATATCACCCAATAAAAAAAGGGACAGTAGCGAATTGTCCCTTTTACATTACCATAACCAGTAATGGTCCTAAGTAAAAACTTTTATTGTCCTTTAATTAAATTAACACACTGTTTAAGGTATTCTTTAGCTCTTGGTGATGGTGTGTATTCATCATCTTTTGTTTGTAAAGCTAAAACCCTTTCAATATCTTTAACAAGTTCAGTTCCGTGTTCGTTTTCTTTATACAGTTCAATGATTTTATCCATTGCTTTATGACATTCGCCTGTTGTTTCATCGTGATAGTTTTTATTTCTAAACCTATTAAGATTATTCATCATATCATAAGCCAAATGAGCACCACCATCTTTAACGTCTTTAAAAAGTCTAATATTATTTAAAATACCTAAAGTATCGACCATTGAATTGACACCCATTCTTCTTTTTGCAACTCCAGGAGAATATTTAACGTATTCATCAGCTTGACCAACCATTTCATCAAGTGGTATCATATTTTCTGGAATACATCTAGGTTTAGGTGGTTCTTTTTTCTTATTTTCTTTTTGTTCACCACCCATTTGAACGTCACCATTTTCTTTAATTACTTTTTCAATCAAAGCAACAAGCTCACTTTCAGTTAATTTTATTTTTTTCATATGAAGATTTTAAAATAAATATGTTTTATTTAATCAATTTTAATGTATTTATATTAATAAATATCTAAATACTTGAATATGTTAGACAATATTATAAAAAGAGTTTTAACTGAAGAATTAAATCACCCTATGGTTCTTACAGAATCAGTTAAAATTTCTGAAAATCTTAAATACCATTTGGACAATCAAATACCATTATCTGAAAATGTTTTTAGAATTTTTTCACAATCATATTTTGAATTAATAAGTGAAGTAAGAAAACTTTACAATAATGGTTTAATGGATATTAACGAAGAAGACCTATGGTTAGTTGAAAGTAATTTAGGTGAAAGTGTTATTCTTGATAATGGAAAAAAAGTTTGGTTAGACGTTCCTTTTGAAGTTAAAGAATCAATCAATGAGGCAAAACATAGAGGAAAAAATGTAAGACTTGGAAGTCCTTTTAGAACACCAGGTGGGCCAAAGAAATTTGCTGTATATGTGAAAACTCAAGGTGGTGGGGTTAAAAAAGTAACATTTGGTGACCCAAATCTAAGAGTAAAAAACGCAAATAAAGGAAGAGCAAAATCATTTAGAGCAAGACACAACTGTGACCAGAAAAAAGATAGAACTACTGCTGGTTACTGGTCTTGTAATGTTGGTAGATATTCAAAAAAATTAGGACTTAAATCATCTAGAAGTTGGTAATACATTATGGGTCCATACGAAAGATTTATTAACCGTAGATATGTAAAAATATTCAATCACTTCTTAACAGAAGTGTGTGAACCTGCTATTGAAAATAAATACCACACAAAAGTAAAACTTAAATTATATGGAATTGGTGTAAGACCAAAAAGTTCTGCTTATGAAGAAATACCAAAAGAAGAACTTTTAGACTCACAAACAAAGGTTGATTTTTTTATTGACTCCGAACCTAGTAGATTTAGTAGATTTAATATTGTTGAAGATTTAATTTTAAATGAAGGTAAAAATTTTCTACAATTAAAAAATGCCGACTATATGGGTTATATACCAGAATATTTTCGTATTAGAATCCATTTCAATAACAGACCTTTATTTCCATTAGATTATGTGGTTGAAGATAATCTAACAGAAGAAGTTGAACCATCAGAAAGGGCCGTTAAAAACATTTGTGATGCAAAAAAATTTTGCGAAATGCAAGGAAAAATTACATTTGGTCAATTAAGGGAATTGGTCCAAAATGCAAAAGCAAAAAGATTGTTATTAAATGTCGGTGAAGGTGGTTATAAAGCAACTATTAGAATTTTACCTTGGTTCTTTCCGCAACTAGCAATTGCCGGATTTACTGGGTCAATATTAAGAGCATTTAATAAAATATTTAGACCAACATTAGAAGAAACAACAGGATATAAAACATGGTGGGGAAAAACTATTATGGCAATATTTAATCTTGTTGAAGGTGATTTGGGTGTTAGTGATCCTTTATCAAGAATATTTTTTATATCAGATGGTTTAATGACAATGCTTGATGATAAATTAAAAGTTAAGTTTGCCAGATACATTGCTGAAATTGCAAGTGAAAAATCAGATGATGAAGAAGTACCAGAATACTTTGTTGAAAATGAATTAAGAAAATATCTTAATGAAAAGTTTTTACTTGATCCACCATTAGGACCAAAGAACACTAAAAACAATGAAGACTTACCATTTGAAGAAGTAAAAGAAAATGGAATTAAAACTAGATTGTTTAAAGAAAATATTAATAATGGTGAACTAAAATGGCATTTTGATAAACAAGATAGAAAAGTTAAAGTTGTAAAATCTAATAACTGGATGTTACAGATGGATAATGATATTCCAAAACCATTAAAGGAAGGACAAACAATATTTATACCAAAAGGTGTTTATCATAGAGTAATAAAAGGTCAAGGTGATTTAATTGTTAAAATTAAAGAATTGTAATGTACAGAAAAAGATTTATAATAACTGAAAGTGAAAAAAAACATATAAGAAATTTATATGGATTAATAACTGAACAGGAAACTTTTACTGGATGTACCTTTTCTGAAAAAAATAATGATTTACCAGATTATAATGATATATTAAGATTATATAATAATAAAAAAAAAGTAATTTCAAACGAAATTACAAAACACGCACAAGAATTTATAAAAAATGTACCAAATCTAAAATCTAGGTCGGCATGTCAAGCAGGACTTAATAAAATAAGACCATTATATAAGGATAAA